CTTTAGCCTGGTTATAATCTTTAATAATGTAGGTAGTATCATAATTTTGCTTATAAATAGTATCTAAAATCTTGTAAGGTATTTTATCGCCTTTTGTAAACTTAGTAAATTGTTTAGTGACTGTAACAGTATCAATAGTTGTTTTAGTAACTGTATTGACTTGCTTTTTGCCCATTAATAAATAAATGGCTAATAGCAATAAAACAACTATTAGTCCATTCTTTATCATTGCATCGGTATAATAGTTCCAACCGGATAACTTGCACCCTCTGGCGCTTGTGTTATTGATGTTTCACCATCTACTACTCTTAACGCCCTACGCAATGGTACTGCGGCTTCGTTTAAAGGACCCAAACACTCAGCTAGTGTAACTCCATTGACTTTGTCTTCTAAGACCTTACAAGGCATACAGAACATATTAGACATCCCTTGCGTTTTAGTTATTACAAATGAACGGTTTACTGTCGGCAGTACATCCCAACTAGGTGCTTGTGCTACTGAGTCAAAATACCAAAAATAAGACCAAACTGTCCTATCCGTGCTATCTGGAGTTACAGATGGGTTGCCTACAAGCATAGCGTTTGCTAGTGAAACGCCGTCTAATACGGGGCAGATTGATTTACCCTCTAAGAACTTTTTACCCTGCACTTCGATTGTGCGCCCTGTTAATTCAGCACCAGATGCACCGCAAAAAGCAAACTTGCCTTTAACTAGCACTAATGCTTTTTCAGGTTTTGGCTTATCTTGAGTCAGATAAATAGCACCGATTGTGACTATTATGGCTACGGCTATAATTATCTTTTTCATAATTTTTTAGTTGCATTATAATAATACCTAATCGCAAAGCCTCCCGATACGATGGCAACCAATGAGGCTACCAGAGTAACTAAAGGCTGAAAATTGGCTATGCTAAGCAAAGCACTTGATATGCTTATTATGGTTGCTGAATCAGCGTAGTTATGGTTTGTCATCTTTTATCTGAGGTTGTAACTGTTTAATTAATTCTGCGGCTACTGATTTAACTTGAATGTGAGGACTTGTGCTTTGCTCTATTACTGCTAATACTGCCTCCCATTCTTGTAATGTTAATTCAACTTTTAACTTTTGTACTTCTGGTGTTTCTTTGGTTTTCATGTTTTTTTGGTTTGGTCAAATATAGTTATTCTAAATTATTAGTTGGCTCAATAGGTGCTATTCCTTTTAGTAAATCTATTTCGGCTTTAAGTTCTTGAATGGCTTTTGCCATTATTGGTATTAATTTCGCATAATCAACTGCTTGGTTTTTTTCTCCATCTTTCTCTCCAATGACTGCCATTGGTAAAACCTCTTGCAATTCATGGGCAATAACTCCATAATCTCTAAATCCTTCATCACTCTTCCATTTAAAATCATAAAATTTCATTGACATTAACTTGTCTATTCCATTGAATGGTTGTAAATCTTCTTTAATACGATAGTCTGATGAATTGAATATACCTGCAGTCGTAGATGAAGTAGATGCAATATATCCTGCTTGTACTCCAATTCGGTCAAAACTCATCATGTATTGAGTACCTGTATTACTATTTGAGTTAATGGTTACACCATAAAGTGCTGCACCATTGAAATTACTAAACGTAGCTGCTCCTGAACCTAAAATAGTAAATAAATTGGTGCCTGCATAGTTATTTACAGATAATGCGTATTGTGAAGTACCTCCTCCTTTAATGTAAACACCGTAACCCGTTGCAGATATATTATAAATGTCAAGAACAGAACCTCCTGAATAACTATTTGAAGCTGATTGTTGAATTATATTTGAAGTTCCTGATTGGACTATGTTTCCACTAAACGTAGCTGCTCCTGTGGATGCTATGGTGAGTCTAATATTATTACCACCTGACATTAATATCAAGTCAGATTCAGAACGAATACCAAAACTTGTTTCTCCTGCTGAACTAATTCCGCCCCCATTTCCTAAATATCCTCTTGAAGTAGCGCCACTTGATTGAAAAGTCATAAAGCCACCATCAAGCGATGTTCTAAACAATCCCAATTCTCTTTGACCTGTATTTATTGCAGTTATTGGTGTTGCAGCAGCTCCTGTAAAACTAGCAGTCGTTCCTACTAATGCTCCTGTAAACGTCGCAGCTCCTGTGGATGAAATACTAAATCTATTACTGCTATTAGTCGAAAAGTTTAAAGTATTTGCAGCCGATAAATACATTCCATTTGTTGGAACAGTTGAAAAAGTCGGTATAAATGACCTTCCAGTTACACTTGTATTAAATGTTGAATTTCCGGGAGCAACAGTAAATATACTGCTACCAATCCACTGAAATACTGCTATATCACCTGCTGATTCTTCATTATTGTTAACCCATAAAGCAGGGTAAGTTGTCGAATTATTAGCAAATGCACCTCCATAACCATTTCCTGAACTTCCATATACACCAGTTCCGCCTGTTCCTGATGAATTTCCTTGCACACCTACACCTGTTGTAGCACTTGCATATAATCCCCATCCTGTTGTAGCCGTTCCTCGCAACGCCTTACCAGATGTAGCCGTACCCTGAACAATATCTGCAACTGTTCCTGTCATTGATAATCCAATGCCGTAAAGAGTACCTGTAAGCGTTTTATCACCTGCAAAAGTCTGCGTTCCTGTGGTAACAACACCTCCAAAACTTGCTGATGCAGGTTGCAAATTTAATACAGTCCCTGTAATTGTCGCAGCGTTTGCATTAGGAACTGCACCAATAGCTGATAAGGACAAAACACCCCCATCTGCATAGTTTGGCACGTTTAAAGTGTTTCCTACTAGAGTAGCTGGACCACTTGTGCCTGTGGTCGTTAAGGTTATTGCACCTTGATAAGTTGTTGAATCTACTGTTCCATTTGCTTTTAAAAATTCAGTTGATAATCCAGTAGCCGTTTGTAATAATCCATTTGTGTTAATAACACTAACCCCGCCAGAGCTATTTAAAAAACTATGAATATTACCACCACCGTTATTACGTGAAACTGCAGCAGAATTTGTAGCTGAAGAATTGGTAACGTTTAAGCCTATTGCATCACCTATACTTACAGATTGCAAACCTGACCAATTTGCTGCAACTCCTGACAAGGTGCTAGTTAATGTCTTAGCCCCTGCTATCGTTTGAGTTCCTATGGTTATTAAACCTCTAGCAGTTGCAGAGGCATCCGGAATGTTAAAAGTATGCGTATCTACCGAACTTACTATTGCAAAATCACTACCTGCGCTTCCAACCGCAAAGTATTGAGCCTGTTTTGTTAATCCGTTTAGCGTATTTATACCATTTGAGAATGTTGTAATAATCTCTGATAAATGATTATCCTCAGTATGCAAGGTAATTGTTCTGCCTGAGTTAGTAACATAAACACGGATTGCAAGTCTGTCTGTTATTGTTAATACAGTCTCAGGAATACCAACTGATGTATAATAAATATCTATTGCCGTTCCATTTGTGATGCCCTCTGGAGTAGCTGAGCTTGTACCTAACAAAGTAAAAGTAGTGCCGTTATATTTGTAGACCTCTACGTAAAATGATGGCGTACCACCGTTAGATGATGCACTAAAGTACATTTCTACGTTCCAATTACCTGCCGGTATTAATAAAGATGCAGGATCGTTTGCGTCTGTTATAAACTGCGCAATATATCCATTTGAGCTAATAGTAAAATCAGTACCTGTCCCGATAACAGGCGTTTTATTCATTTCGTAGTACGTATTCCCTACAAAAGTACCCTGATTTACTGATCCGTTAAGATAATAGGCAACCGATGAGCCGCCGCCTCCATTTGTAGGGAAATCAGCTAAAGCGCCATCGCCTCTAATGTATTGAGATGCTACCCCCGCAGCCGTTACTGCTAAAGTGCCTGCGCTTGTTATAGGTGAATTAGCTACGTTAAAAGCCGATGGCATTGTTAAGCCAACGGAACTAACCTTGCTATTGATCTGGTTCTGGACTTTGCCAAATGCTTGTAAGATAGTATCGGTTGACGCAATAGCGCCACCTGTGACTGATAAGCCTGTCAATAGTTTACTAGTCACTCTAGCATCTGTCACAATACCTCCGACAGTTGTCCTATACGCAATCTGATTGCCAGTAATGGCAATAGGTATTATATTAGCATCCGTTACCGAACTCGGTAATGCCGTAAAATCCTTTAAATAAACTCCATTTATAACTGGCATATCTTTTAATTTACAAATACATACAAACCACCACCATTATCCACATAAACACCTGAATCCTGCGCCCAAACATTATAAGCTAGAGCTGCATTTACAATCGCTCCATAGCCGGTAATAACTCCTGTAAATTTAACAAAATCTTCAGATGTTCCGCTAATCTCTAAAGATTCCAGAAATCCCTCACCTGCATCGCCCTCATTCGTATCTGTATTCAGCATTGACCAGTCCATAATCTGCCTAGATCTGCCTAAATCTTTTAGCTGATCCCATCCTATTATAGCTTGATCTGTCGAATAAACCGCTTCAAAACTTATAGAATAAGAATGCAACTGTGGTAACTGCTTCTGAGCCATATCTTGCGTAGATTTGCAGGTTTTAATAAAGCTGATATTTTCAGCTAGATTATTACTCAGCAAACACCCCACAGGCGTATCGTTTATATAAAGCATTAAATCAGTCATAGCCTGTTATGTTTCCACTAAATTTAATAAAATCTTGCACCTCACCCACTATCTCTAAATTCTCTATAAATCCTTGCCCTTGCTCACCCTCTATGCCATCGCCTGTAATTTCCCAATCTATCTTAACTCTTTCAAGCGATTTTAAGCCTGTCCACGACATTATATTACTGTCGGTAGTCATAACACCCTCAAAGGGTATAGAGTAGGTGTAGAGCCTTCCTAATTGCGTCTGACCGCCTGACTGTGTTGTCTTGCACGTTCCTAAAAACGAAATCTGCTCTGATCTACTTACAGAGGTTAAACAACCTACAGGCATATTGTTTATAAATAGCATCATGGCGTTCCTTTTACAGTTACTCTAGTTGTAGCTCCGTAATCTGGCACTAAGGTATAATCCAAAGCAATCTCGTCATCTATTATTCTACCTAAAACTGCTTTACAGATATTCTGCTGCAAGTCATAAGTTAGGCTTAAATTCATAAAATAACCCTCTATTAAATTAATTGACCACCTCTGCAAAGGATTAAAGTAGCCAAATATAGATCCCTCAAAGCGCACAAATGGTCCTGCGTATAACCTTTGTTTTTCCTCAACTGCTATGCGTAAAAATGGTTTGGTAGCTGCATAAGGTTCTGC